GAGTCAATCAACCCACACTATGATAAACCCTGGGCCCCCGTCGGGCCTGCCCGACTTAAGGGGGGGCCCAGCAGAGCGCCACAGGTTGTCCCATAAAAAATGTAACTTACCGATCTGACATGACCCCTCCATTGAGATTGTCGTCGACCCAGTCTAAGAGTACTGGATAATTCTCCAAGTTGAAGGAGATGTTCTCCGGATGACGATAGCACTCGGGTACTGGCTTGAATTTCCAATCGGCGTACTTAGCAATGCTTGTGTAGGAGCATACAAGGGATCGAGGCTGGAGTTCATGGAGTAGACGGAAAAATTCGTCTCGAGTCTCTGATTGTACGATAATGGACCAGTCGGATCCATCTCGGGCGGTTGACCTTCCACTGCTCTCATGTTGTACCGGGCGTTCCCCGATACCGGCGACAATATCTCCCTCCTTGATGGCGTAGTCGTAGGCGACCCATGGGGTTCTTCCGACACGCTCGATGTTTGGGTGTTGTCCACACAAATCAAACACCCTCGTAGACCGCACGGAGTATTTGCGGCCGAAGTCGACGAAGACATGGAGGTGCCAACCTCCGTCGGCATGTCTCTCTCTTGCAACAGTGCATTCAGCTCGGATGTCATCTGATCCCAATTTTCTGACGATGTCCAAAGGAAGTCGTTCGATAATGTCCTCGGGGACCTGGGCGTAGGTGAGGAGGCAGTATTTGGCATCTTTAAGACAGAATTGGCTTGGCATGAATGTCCGAAAAAGTCCGTTGGGTAAACTAATATTATACCCAACGGACAGCGGACAGCTGGCCTATAAATACCCCCTCACCCCTCCCTTCAACAGGGTTACCAAAGTCATGCGCTGGCACAACTCACATGACTAGCCCTGCACCACATGGACCTTGATCTTCACCGTTTTTTCGTCAGACACAGCACAGACCCCCTCACCCCTTTTTTCCCGAAACATGAAATTCCGACGTCGGGTGCGACGACCCCGACGTCTTCCGGCAGGAAGACGGAGCAAGGGTCGAACTCGCACCATGACGAGGCACCGCCGCGTCGCAAAACGTCGTTCTGGTGTTTCTCGAAAAGCAATTCTTAATTTAACCTCGGTTAAGAAGGCAGACAACATGTTGTCGTGGACCCGGAATGACCCTGCCGATCTTGGTGTGGTTGGACCAACGGTCCTTTCAGGCACCTATCGGTATCAGACCCTGGTTTGGATGCCTACGGCTCGGAACCTATCCAATGGGCCTAATCAAAGAGGTGGCCTCCCTGACCCGTCTACACGGACCTCTCAAACTTGTTTTATGCGGGGCGTAAAGGAGACTATTGTCTTGGCTACATCCACGAATAACCCTTGGCTATGGCGTCGCATTTGTTTCAAGTTCCGCGGGAACATGATCATTACGGCTGATGTCGGGGAACCTGATTTTGTCGAAGTGCCCTTGTGGCACCGGGATGATTCGAAGGGTTTCACCCGTGGCACCACTCGCTTGCTGCCTTCCCTGGATACTACTGCAACCCAAGTTTATGCGAAATTGGTCAATCTATTGTTTAAGGGCGTCGAAGGAACTGATTGGTCGAACTTCATGATTGCCAAGACAGACAATATACGCTTGGACATCGTTTACGATAAGACAACCAGGATCACTAGTGGGAATGATGTCGGCACGAATCGTACGTTTCGTCGCTGGCATGGTATGAACAAGAACCTGGTGTACAATGACGACGAGTTTAGAGGAGGCTTGACAGATACCTATTTAAGTGTCGCAGACAAAAGAGGTATGGGAGATTATTACATAGTCGACCTTTTTGATGCCGGTCCAAACGCTGCAGGTGAAGATGAGTTGTCATTTGATCCGCATGCTACTCTGTACTGGCATGAGAAATAGAAATCTGATCCACAATTTCCACAAATATACAATTTCCTTCCATCCAATGAATGTCCTCGCTTGTCATGTCATGACGAGGGTCAGTGTTAGCGACCCAGATACTTGGTTTGCCCCATGTAATCTGCTCAGGGTCCCTGTAAAGACCCTTAATCTGGAAGCATTTCTGACCCCCCAACCAATTTTTGAACCCGTGAAAAAACTTGATTCCCCCCTGAAGATCATCGAACACGGCATAGCGCGCCTCTGAGGCCCTGGATGCCTCCTTGTATGAGTACAAGCCACAAAAGTATAAGTGCTCCGTGTCGTACAGGCTCCTAGCCCACAAAGTCTTGCCTAGCCTGGTTGTCCCGTATATAACCAGGGACTTTGGACTAAACATGAGTCAATCAACCCACACTATGATAAACCCTGGGCCCCCGTCGGGCCTGCCCGACTTAAGGGGGGGCCCAGCAGAGCGCCACAGGTTGTCCCATAAAAAATGTAACTTACCGATCTGACAT